GAGTAGCTCCGGCGCTCGGGATAAAGAGTATAGTAAACGGCGGAGGAGGACATTCCGAAGTGTTTCGCTATCGCCTCGTGGGTCTTGCCTTCCTTCCGCATCTCGAGCATCTGATCGCGGCGCCGGGCGGCATCGCGGACGCCATCAAGTCCTCTGACGGCGTTCTGATCCTCACCCTGACGGATGGTCGGACGATCGACACCGGCATTCGTGACGGTGTGAAGGGAGAGGACGCAGCGCCGATCCCTGATGTCGCCGCCATGGTGGCGGAAGCGGTCCAGAAGGAAGCATCGCGGCTGGCAGAGGCAAAGCCAGAGCCACAGATCGCCACGATGGCGTTCGACGCCGAGCCGCTGCGTCAGGAAATTGCCGCGCTGGCCGAACAGGTCAAGGCCATCGACGTTGACGCTGCGGTGACCACCGCCATCGCCGCTCTGCCCCCCGCAGAGAAGGGCAAGGACGGGCACAGTGTCACAGTCGAAGAACTGCGCCCGCTGATCAGGGAAGAGGTCTCAGCGGCCGTCTCTGCGATCCCCAAGGCGCAGGATGGCGAGAACGGAAAGGACGGCATCGGGTTGGCTGATGCTCTGATCGACCGTGACGGCAATCTCGTCCTCACCATGACAGATGGCCGTCACAAGAACATGGGCCGGGTGGTGGGTGACCCTGGAAAGCCTGGCGAGCCCGGCAAGGATGGCCTCGACGGGGTGTCCATGAGCCACTTCGATACGGAGATGAAGGACGAGCGCACGATCGTGTTCAAGTTCGTGCGAGACGACAGCATCGTTGAGATGCACGAATTCTCATTCCCGGTCATGATTTATCGGGGGATTTATACTGAAGGCAAAGAATACTCTCGCGGCGATGTGGTAACATGGGGCGGAAGTTGCTGGGTCGCAGAGGCGAACGCTTCGCAGAAGCCCGGCACTGACGAGAGCGGTTGGAAGTTGGCCGTGAAGGCAGGTCGGCATGGCCGTGACGGCAAGGATGGCATCGAGAAGCCGTTGCCTAAGGTGAAGGTGTAAGCTATGGCGGCTTATATCTACGCTCTTTTTTGCCCAGACACCGGACGTATTCGATATATTGGCAAGGCGGACAACCCTGATGTCAGGCTTCGCGCGCACATTACCCGCGCCAGGACGACTGACGAAGCTCACCATTCTTGTAATTGGATCCGCGGCCTGCTCGTTCAGGGTAAGGAGCCAGTCCTTCGGGTTATCGAAGTCGTTGATGATGGTTCTGATTGGCGCGAGCGCGAACGCTTCCACATCGAACAGGCCCGAATTAAGGGGCATGACCTGACAAACATCACCCCCGGTGGAGAGGGGGTGGTGTTAAGTGATAGCGGTCGCCGTAGGCTGTCCGAGAAAAGCAAAGCTAGGTGGGCTGACGGTGATTATGCTGAACGCGCCCGCCAGTCGTTGCGGGCAGCATTGCGCGAGAAACACCAGAATGATCCTGACTATCATCAGCGTTGTGCTGAGGGCGCGCGAGCCGCATGGGCTCGGAAGAAGCAAAGTGCGCGCTACGTCATTGATGAGATCAGAGACTGGATAACTACTCAACCGGGCCGCGTCGTTTTTTCAGAGGATGTGCGGGCAGCGTTCCCGACCGTACTGCAGACTATTGTCGCGCGCCATCTGGCTTCTCTTTGTGTTCAGGGGTTCATCGCAAATGTCTCGCTTGGCGTTTTTGCGAAGGAGGTAGATGATCCTCGTACAATCGGTGTCGAAGTTTGTGCGCGATATGGATTTGACTTTACTGCAGACGATTTCGTTGTTGTCGCAGAGCACAGCAAAATTCGGCTCCGTAACGCTCACGCTGAGCCAATGACCCGGTCCATCAAGGTGGCCGAGGGGTGGCTCGCGGTGAAGCCACAGGCATACGCTCGGCTTCGGTCTCTTTCATTGCAACTAGTGTCGTCACGCCCGGAATGTCGGGCCAAGCGCAGGGAGATAGCCTTGCGTACATGGGCTGACCCCATGATCAGAGCTCGGCGCGTTGATGGCTTAAGAAATGCGAGGCAGGCATGACGGTCGCCCTTGTCACACTCGCACGCGTCAAGCAGGCGTTGCGTGTCGGCATCCTTGACGATGACGGCTCGCCGCAGGCCGATGACGACGACGCGATCCTGACCGCCTACATTGATGCCGCGTCGGATGCGGTTCTGAACTATCTCGGCGGCAGGGCTGAGTATGTCATTCCTGGCCTTGTTGACAGCCCTGCCACCAATGACGGATGCCCGAAGGCGGTTGAACAGGCGGTCTGCCTCCTCGTCGGCTATTGGTATCGCGAACCTGATGGCGATGAGAACAGCGCCTTTGATCGCGGCTACCTCCCAAAGCCGGTGACGGCGTTGCTCTACCCGCTGCGGGACCCGGCGCTCGCATGAACTGGCCGGACTGGACCGGCGAGACTGCCGTCATCGTAGCATCAGGCCCGACAGCGGCGGAGGTGCCGCTTGAACTGGCGAAGGGAAAGGCAAGGTTCCTAGCGATCAAGGACGCGTGGAAACTCTGCCCTTGGGCTGAATATCTCTACGCCTGCGACCATCACTGGTGGGAGGCTCATCGCGGAGTGGTCCCCTTCCTCGGCCAGCGCATCTGCTACGATGCCCAGACGGTCGATAAATACATGGCCTTGGGCTTCCTCAAGGTTGAGATCCAACGGTCTATCGAGACGTACCGCTTTGACAAGCCCGGCTATGTCGGCTGGGGCGGGCATTCCGGGTTCCATGCCATCAACCTCGCCGCGCAATGGGGTGCAAAGCGCCTCCTGCTGGTCGGCTTCGACATGCGGGTTGATCGCGGAAACCACTTCTTCGGCAACCACCCATACGGGGCGAACAAGCCGACCCCAGGCAACTGCGAGAAGTGGGTCAAGCATATGGACCGCGTGGCGCCACTGCTGACCGAGCGGGGCATCGAGGTCATCAACTGCAGCGCGGTTTCAGCGCTGACGGCATTCCCCAAACTGTCCTTCGAGGCGGCACTTGAAAAAACTTTCTGTCTGGATCGGGTATGATCCTCGCGAGGCTGCGGCTTTTGCTGTGGCTCGGTCATCCATCAAGCGTCACGCCACCATTCCGGTCCCGGTCCGTGGTCTCGTTCTGGACGACCTGCGGGCGAAGGGTCTTTACACTCGACCCCACGAACGTAGGGGTTGCCAGCTGTGGGATGTGATTTCCGACGCGCCCTGCGCCACGGAATTCTCCAACAGCCGGTTTCTCGTGCCTCATCTCGCAGGCAGCGGCTGGGCGCTGTTCATGGACTGCGACATGCTTGTCCGCGGCAATATCCGCGAACTGTTCGACCTCTGTGACCCTGAGAAAGCTGTCATGGTGGTCAAGCACAACCATCAGCCGCCGGAAGGCGTGAAGATGGATGGGCAGATGCAGACGCGGTATGCCAGAAAGAACTGGTCGAGCGTCATCGCCTTTAATTGCGATCACCCCGCGAACAAGGCTCTGGCCCTCGAAATGGTCAACGTGCTGCCTGGCCGTGACCTCCATCGGTTTTGCTGGCTCGAAGATGATCTAATCGGAGAACTGCCTGTCGAGTGGAACTGGCTCGCCGGCCATTCCGATCCGGCAGTCGATCCGAAGATCGTGCATCATACTGAGGGCTCGCCCTGCTTGCCGGGCTACGAAGACGCGCCCTTCGCGGACGAGTGGCGTGCTGAGCTCGCCCGGTGGGCTGCGTGAACGTCCTCGCTGTCTCGACCTTCAACGCCGATGGCCTTGCACTTTATGGGCGTCGGATGATGGAGAGCTTCCGTCAGAACTGGCCTATCCCGCTTCGGGTCTATTCAGAGGGATGGGAAGGCGACCTTGACCTGCTGTCCGCTTCGCCCTGGCTGGCAGATTTCAAGGCTCGCCACGCTGGCCGGGCCTTCCGCGACTTCCGCTGGGACGCGGTGCGGTTCTCTCACAAGGTTGCGGCAGTCTGCCACGCAGCGCGAGAGAACATCGACTATCTGATTTGGGTTGACGGGGACACCTTCACCCATTCGCCGGTCACGATGGCTGACCTCCGCAAGATGCTCCCTGAGGGCGGGCAGTGGATTGCGTGGCTTGACCGGACGATGGCTTATCCCGAGTGCGGCTTCTATGTCCTGAACTGCCGGCACCCGCAGCATGAGAGGTTGATCGGCACGTTTGAGGCCATGTATGCCGAAGACCGCTTGTTCGCGCTGCCGGAGTTCCATGACAGCCATGTCTTGGAGCATGTGGTCAAGACATCGGGTGTCGCCACCATGTCGCTCTCTGGAGAGGCAAGGCGCACGAGCCATCCCGCTGTGAATGGGCCTCTCGGCGCGTTCCTTGACCACATGAAGGGCAATCGCAAGGTCGCAGGCCGAACCCCGGCCCGCGAGCGCGTCTTGCCCGGCGGCGGAGCCTACTGGACATGAAGCAGGTCTGCGGCATCTGGCTCCCCGATGGGGACACCCACTTCGAGGGGCAGCTTTCCGGCGCCACCCTGATCAAGGGAAAGGCCACATATCAGTATGGCAAATACCTCGCCGCCATGAAGTTCGTCCGTTCGCGGAACCATGCGGCAGACATCGGCGCCCATATCGGACTTTGGTCCCGCGTCATGGCCTTCGACTTCAAGCGCGTCACGGCCTTCGAGCCGCTGGCGGCGCACAGAGACTGCTTCGCTCGCAACGTCGAGAGTGGCAATGTCACCCTGCACGGACTTGCACTCGGGTCGAAAGCAGACACGATCCATGTGCACATGCCGGAGGACAACACTGGCAACGCCCATGTGCGAGATCACGGCGAGAAAGTCGCCATGGTCGCGCTCGACGAGTTCGGCCACGTCGAGCACATCGACTTTCTCAAGATCGACGTTGAGGGCTTTGAGCTCGACGTGATTGAGGGTGCCGAGAAGACGATCAAGAGCCATCGCCCGGTCATGGTGGTGGAGCAGAAGCCCAACAACGCGGAGCGCTACGGGCGCGGTCGGTGGGATGCCGTCAACGTCCTCAAGTCATGGGGCATGAAGGAGATGGCGATCCTCTCCGGCGATCACATCATGGCTTGGTGATGCTGACCTGCCTGACTTGGCGCTGGGGCAACAAGTATGGACCTGAGTATGTCGAGCGCTTGCGCTCTGGCATCGCTCGAAACCTGACCATGCGCCACCGCTTCCTGTGTGTAGGCGACGACATCCCGATTGAGGATCGTGACCTGCTATCCTTCCGCGACGGCTGTTACTGCCGGCTCCGGGCCTTCGACCCTGAGTGGCAGGCCAAGCACAACATTGAGCAACTCGTCTGGTTCGATCTGGACATGGTGATCGTCGGTCAGCTTGATCCGCTCTTTGACCGGGCTGATCCGTTGGTCGTTCTCACTGGCAATCACTGGAATCCGTGTCGGGTGAATGGATCCGTTCTCATGCTCCGGGCCGGCGCCCGTGCTGATGTGTGGCGTGACTTCGACCTGAAGACTGCCGACGCAATCGCTCACGCTGACGGCACTTGGCGCGGCTCGGATCAGACATGGATCGCTCACAAGGCGCCCGATGCGCCAGCTTGGACGCACAAGGATGGCATCTACGGCTACGGCAAGCGGCACTGGCCCGGAGACCTGCCGGACGATGCCAGGATCGTCACTTTCAACGGCAAGCGCGACCCTGCCCGCCAGTCAGAAGAATGGGTTGCCCGTCATTGGGCGGCATAATGCGGTCCTCTATGAGCAGCCGGGTCTTCTGGAGGACAAGAAATCCCTGATCCGGTCGATCGCCCGAGGCTTCGACCGTGTGACAAGCGATGTCCGCGATCTTGCGGCGCTTCCCTGGGACATCATCCCGGTGGTCGGCTGCCAGATGGAACTTCAGGACATCGAGGAAGAGTGGATCAGGATCGGCCGCCCATTCGTCTATTGGGATCGCGGCTATCTCAACCGCGGCGGCAAGACGTGGATCCGCAGGAGCGGACCTGAGTATTTCCGCTGGCAGTTGAACGCCTACCAGATGACAGGTCTGGTGCCGAACGCGCCGCAGGAGCGGGTGCAGCGACTTAGGCTCCGCGTTGAGCACTGGCACCAATCGGACAGCAGGCGGGTCGTCGTGGCGGCCCCGTCTGACCACTACCAGAAGTTCCACCGGATCGAGGGCTGGACCGAAAAGACCGTGCAGGCGGTCAGGGACATGGGCTTTGTCCCGCATGTCCGTCTCAAGCGGTCTCCGACCCCCCTGCAACGGGACATCGTCAACGCAAGGTGTTTGGTGACGCACGGCAGCGTCGCCGCGATCGAAGCGGCAGTCCTTGGGTGCGCGGTGGTGGTTGATCCGTGCTCTGCTGCTGCGCCTGTCGCCCAGACGAACATCGAAGGCATTCGCGAGCCAATCTATCCCGACCGCACCGAATGGCTTCGGTCGATCGCTGCGTCACAGTTCACCGCCGAAGAGGTCGCCAACGGCACCATCTGGCGTTTCATCGGAGGGGCGCATGTGGGTCCGGTTTCTTGAGCCCTATCAGTATCGCCCCTCTCTCAGGGTGAGTGTCCACTACAAGGCAGGCCACGTTTACAACGTGCCGACGCCTTGCGCTCAGGCGGCGATTGCTGAGGGCAAAGCAGATAAGATGAAAAAGACCCACCGATCCGCCAAGGTCGAGACTGATGCGTAAGACCAGCGGCGGAGACTTGCGGGAGGTTGTCCGATT